ATGAATATTTCGTACAAGCCGCTGTGGAAACTTCTAATTGACAAAAATATGAGTAAAGCCGACCTTCGAGCCGCAACTGATATAGCATCAAGCACATTATCAAAGATGAGCAAGAATGAATATGTCTCTTTGGAGGTGCTCGTGCGTATTTGTTCTGCGCTTAATTGTGAGCTGAGTGATATTGCGGAGATTGAAAGGCCTTAACTTTTTTAACAAAAGATGTCATAGGAGGAACTACAATGACTAAGCATTATGCCATTTCCCTGTTTTCTGGTGCAGGTGGACTTGATTTGGGGGTGGAGGCCGCTGGCTTTACCACCCGTTTATGTACGGACTTTGATGACCATTGCTGTCAGACTCTTCAGCTTAACCAGAAGGCTCAAAATGGCCGCTTTTTATCTGAGGCTACGGTTGTTCAGAAAAATATAAAAGAATACTCTGCAAAGGAAATATTACGCGATGCGGGTCTTAAGAGGACTGAAGTGGATTTGATCTATGGTGGCCCACCATGCCAGGCATTCTCGGTGTTTGGAAAGCGGCAAGGAATAAACGATCCGCGTGGAACACTGCTATGGGACTATATCCGTATCATCAAAGAAATAAAGCCGCGCAGCTTCATCTTCGAAAATGTAGGAGGCCTGTTGACAATCGATGAGGGTCAGATATTTGAAATGCTTTTACACGAGCTGTCTACCGATGAATCTGGCAATCAGCAGTATGCGCTTTCCTATGACCTCTTGAATTCTGCATCCTTTGGCACTCCTCAGTATCGGCAGCGTGTGATAATGTACGGTATTCGTGGCTCAAAAGCAAAACCGATTAATATGCCTGTTCCAACGCACTACACTCAGCCGGATGCTCCAGAAACCGGGCTGCTCCCCCCCGTTACTGTAGCAGATGCACTTCGGGGTCTTCCTCTTACCCCAACTGCTGATATACCCAATCATATCGGACGAGTTCATGGAGCTGCTGTTACAGAACGATACAGCAACATGAGTTATGGTGAGCGTGATTCAAAGACGAGAATTAACAAACTCGACCCCAATAGGCCGAGTTATACGATAGTAGTCGGTTCGGATAAGGGTGGTGGCAAAGGTCATATCCACCCGTATGTTCCCCGTGAGGTTACGCCACGGGAATCGGCGAGAATGCAAACGTTCCCGGATTACTGGGCTTTTACGGGAACCAGCAGACACCCCATTCGTCAGGTTGGCAATGCTGTACCTCCTCTTTTTGCGGGTGTTGTGGCATCAAATCTCCTTAGAGAAGCCTTTGCAGAGAATGATGCGCCTGATTACAAGGCCTTAATATCCCGACTTGGACTTGAGTATTTGAAAAAATAATTTGCCATAGGAGGTGGAGAAAATGGGTTTACCCTCAGAGCCAATAGTTAAAAAATTCTTTTCAAATAAAATCGAGAGTACTCGAGGTGACTGGTATAGTTATCTTATTCGTATTGCTCGTATCTTCTATAGTTTTGACGGTCAAGAGTATGACAGAGAAAAACTATTAGATCAGTTCACTAAAATGAGTGGGCGGCAATCTGATGCGCAAAGGGACGTATCAAACTTTAGAGATGAGTTTGGTGCCTATGGTACTTACCTCGGCATTTATCATTTGGAACAAATTGGCGGAGCTTGGAAGATAATCGTCTCGAATGCCGCAAAACAATTTCTATGTGTTGAAAACCCAAATGCGGCTGCGTTTTGCCGCGCTCAACTGGCTCTTTTCCAATACCCGAATGGTGCGGGAGCCGCATTAACCTCTGGTGGTTCAATAAATGTTCAGGCAAATAGTAGGAGCGATACCGTTCGGGAAATATCCAATGGTATCCGATTGAACCCGTTTCGACTCATTTGTAGAATCGTTGTCTCTCAAGTCGAGATAGCCAAACGTGCCTTGAATGAGATAACCATCCCTTATGAGACGCTGTTTTGCATGGTTAATGATGATAGAATTAACCGTGCGTATTCACCGCCTCTTGAAGTTGTAAACTCTGTGTTCTCGGAATACTCCACTGCGGCCTCGCAGGTTACTATGATCCTCGATGGGATCACAAATTTCAAACGCAACTTTCATATTTTAGAAAAGACAGGTCTTTTCACACGTGGTTCACGGTTCGGTCTAATGGTAGCTCAAGCAAATTACACGGCAGCCTATGAGTGCATAAAGGCTGTTAGCGGCATTACCGCCTCGTTTGATGCATTCGAATCATTATATGAGGATACTGATGAAAACGCAGTTCGGGATATTATTGCAAGTCCTGCATGGGGTCAGTATTATGACGCTGCAAACTTGGATGAGGAAACATTAGAGGCTTTGGGGGTTGAGGTTGACAAAGCTCCGATAAAGAGCGTGGGCTTTTCCATCCTTGAAGCGGATGAGGACGAATCTGATCCGTACCGCTTGGCGGCAAAAAGAATCCATGAATATGTGTTATCAAACGGATTTACACTTGAAGTATCAGAAGATGAGCTTCATGAGTTATATGGCAGCTTTAACGCTAAGTTTTCGCCGGATGCTTTATCCCGTATCCCCGATGCAGAACTGCTTACAGCATTGTTCTATTCGTCCGAAAGCACGAATGACAGCCTTTGCTACTGGCTTGAATTCAATGTTCAAAGCAGAAAATACTTTGGTAGCATTGCTGGAGGATCTTCTTTTAAGTTCGGCTTGTACCAGCGAAAAGAAGACAATGTGTGGATTTCTGGGAGTCCATCAAAGCCTGAAGAACTCTCCGATGCCGATGCGCTCGTAGCCGGGCGCGGAATCCGCGATATGCTTGTAAAGGGCGCAGAGGTTATCACTTCCTCTGGCGACCTTTCTACGCCGGAATCCTATGAAGAACTGGATGAAAAGCTGAATGCCGCAATCGGCAAGTACGCTGGATTTGCCTGGGTTCATAAATACTTTCAGATGGTGTTCCCCACAAAGTTTGCTACTTGGCATTCCTCCGAATGGCAGCGTCACCTTCTGCTCGCTTATGGAGTGCGCCCAAGTACAAAATACTATGGTCGAAGTGGACAACTCGCAATTGTTGCTCACTATGCGGAAATGTCCGCCGCCTTTTTCTCTGCTGCTTCATACGACAGGTTCGGTGATATAAAGCAATTTTGCCGACTCGGCACGTCAGATGGGACGACCAACCACTTTTCAGAGTGGCGCCAGGACGGAATCGCCGCCATAGGTTGGCCCGACATCGGTCCATTGGATGCATTTCTCCAAGGAAGCGATGTAAACAGAAAAGCTATTTTTGATAAACTAGTAGAAACCTACTACCCATCCGATAACAGGACCGCTTCACGCAAAGCAGGTGAGCTTGCCACATACTATCGCACCAACGAAAACACGATTTTTGTAGCAATGGACGGCGAGAGTCTTCTTGCTGTCGGTGATGCCGTCGGCGTTTATTTCTTTGTCAAAGGCGAGGAGTTTCCTAACAGAAAGCCACTTACTTGGCATTCCTGCTTTAGTGAAGAAGACAGGCTGCCGAACAAATCCGAGGGCCTCCGCACTTCATGTGTGTTGCTTGCAGATGACGACAACCTATTATACCTATACCACAAGTATTATTATGAGTTATCAGACGAGGAGGCGATGGAAGTGGGTAAAGAGGAACAAGTGCGAGTTGCAAGATCACCGCGTGATAATCCGCTTCATCCTCTCAATCAGATAATTTACGGGGCTCCTGGAACCGGTAAGACATATTCCTCAATAGAATATGCGATGGCAATTGTGGAAAACCGTCCTGTTGATATGACACAGCGGACAAAAGAACAGCGTCAGGAACTGATGCAGAAATACTCTGAAACAGTCACCGCCGGGCAAGTCGTCTTTACCACGTTCCATCAGAGCTATGGGTATGAGGAGTTCGTACAGGGCATTCGCCCAGATACAAAAGCGGGTGCCATCAGCTTCAAAAAGGCCGACGGCGTATTTAAGACAATCGCGGATGCAGCTATGCGTGACCCGGAAAAGAACTATGTCATCATAATCGACGAAATCAACCGCGGTAACATTTCAAAGATATTCGGTGAGCTTATCACCCTAATTGAAGACGACAAACGCTACGGTGAGCTTAACCAGTTGTCTGTATCGCTGCCGTTGGGAGAGCGGTTCTCAGTACCGAATAATCTATATGTAATTGGTACGATGAACTCTGCCGACAAGTCTATCTCTCTCATTGATACCGCCCTCCGGCGCAGATTTGTCTTTGTGGAAATGGCCCCGGACGAATCGTTAATTGGGGATCCGATACTTCAATCCGTGCTTCTTTCACTCAATACATACATCAAGAAAGAGCTTAGAAGCACCGACCTCCTGATAGGACACGCATATTTCATTGGAAAATCTGCATCCGACCTCGGAGCGATAATGAATAACAACATCATTCCTTTGCTATACGAGTATTTTTACGACGACGAAGCAAAGGTGAAAAAATCCCTAGACTGCTTGTCCGATACACACTTTGCTCTTGACGGCGACTATCGTGGAAGGATACGCATCAAGAAGAAGGACTAACCGATGATTAACAGCTTTGAACACAAAAAAATACGAACTTCAAAGCTGCCGCTTTCGTGGCAGGCCGACGGCGCTCTTTCCGAGTTGGAGACTTTCCTCCAAGAGAACTGGGAACAGCGTTCTATTTTCTATACCGATGGGCAAGTCACAAGCCGCCAACAGTTTATCGATTTTGATGTCAAGGACGGAATAAAGCTGCAAAACTACATAGGAACAATCATTTACCGAGGTGAGCAGTTAAACATTTTCCCGAAAGTCTTTAAGAACGACGAAGACGACTATGACACCGATGACTTGCAGGTTGATGCACTTATTAATAACCTTGTAATATGGCTCGGCTACTGCGATAGGTTAAACTTTCCGTTTGTAACCATGCGTGGAGAGCTTTCAGGAGCAGAAAACCTGCTGGAGCTCTTTATCACCATCTATGTCCATTATGCTCTTGCTGCGATAAACAGACAGCGGTATTACCAGTATGAGGATGTGACCGAAAGTGGCACCTTCGTAAAAGGTCGTATTGATTTCCGGGACTATGCCATGCGAAAATACCCGTCTGGACAGCACCAGACGATGGATTTCACCTACTCCAGTTTTGTGTTTGACAACGAGTTGAATCGTATAATCAAATGCACCTGCGCCATGTTGCTAAACGTAACGCAACAGAGAGCAAACAAAGAAATCCTGCGTACCCTTCTTATGAAGCTCGGTGATGTGGCGACCGTGAATTGCTTGCCGTATGACTGTGATACTGTTCACTTGAGTGCCTTGCATAAAAACTACCGCATCATTTTAAGCATGAGCAAGATGTTCCTCCTAAACAAGGTTAATTCCTACAGCATGGGGGCTACAGACACATTCTGCTTCCTTTTCCCCGCGGAAATCCTTTTTGAAGGGTTTATTGGGGGCTATATGCGTGAAATGCTTATGGGCGAAGCAAAGGTCACAACGCAAGCAAGCGACCAATATCTTGCCGATCTTGTGGTGGACGGCGAATATGTCAGCAGCGCATTTCTTCTCCGTGAGGACATTCTCGTCGAGACCGCAAACTCCGTTTTTGTGCTGGACACAAAGTATAAAGAAATCGACCGTTTTGAGAAAATTAAAGAGAATAAGAAACTGGGCATCAGCGACAACGATATGAAACAAATGGCGGTCTATGCGGCCAAGCGTGGTGCAAAAAAACTGTATCTACTATACCCGCTCCATTTACACGAGAAGCCTGAAACAATTGAAGTGCGCTACGATATCAAGCTCGACGACAGGGGGGCGTCCGCAAAAGTACCGCTTGAAATAATGAAGGTGCCTTTTGCCTTCGAGGAGAACCCCGAAGACACCAAGATCCTTCTGTCGGCGATATTGTCGAAAGTAATTAGCGAGGGCTGACAACCGTCACATTTTTCTTTTTCATGTACTCTATTGTGTTCCTCGTGCTGCCCGGTTCTCTGCAAAATTGATGTAACTCGATATTGCATGAAGTTTACGTCCTAATGTAATAAGGAGGTGTTGACCGTGACGCAGAATCGTTCATTCAAGGACTATATCGCAAAAAGGTTTGATAACAAGTTTTGGGAAATAGCCGAGCGGTATCTGCAGGATGAGTTCGACTCCTCCTCTCTTACTTTTTACCGTCTTCACCGACCCGGTCAGCCGGAAATCGATGATGTCAAGGTAGAGCACGTCTGGGTAGATGATTTGCCAGGCATGGATATACAGTTTGATGTGGCGCTGTCTTTGTCGCTCTCCTTCCCGGAGGCAGACCATCATTATGATAATTCCGAAGAAAAGACCATCTGGATGATGGTAAAATGTCTGGGGAATCTTGAACGCCGTTTGGACGACTATGCGATTTTCGATTATAGTGCATACAATGGCAAAAGCCGGGCACAAAACCCTCTTGATGATTCGCTCGTTCCTTATATTGCCTATGACCAACTGGAAAAAGCGGCATATGACTTTTTGACCCGCCATTTCCCAGAGGCACTCGCAATAACTCCGACGGGCAAGCCGCCGATCTGGGTAGACCCATCTGTGCTTGCAGCGCGATTAGGATTGACCGTGAAAACGCAGCGCATCCGTGAAGACGCCACCGTGTTTGGGCAGATATTCTTCGAAAATACAGATGTAGCTTTATTTGATGCGGAAACGGGCGGCGACATTGAGACCAATATCCCAGAAAAGACCATTCTCGTTGACCCGATGATGTATTTGCTGCGAAATCTTGGGTCGGTAAACAATACCATCATTCACGAGTGCGTTCATTGGGACAAGCATCGTAAGGCTTTCGCCCTTGAAATGTTGTTCAATCCAGACGCATCGTTTATAAGTTGCGAGGTTGTCGGTGGAGCCGCTTCTCCCCTTGCGAAAAAATCAACGGAATTTATGGAGCACCAAGCTAATCAACTTACTCCGAGAATTCAAATGCCTGCCGAACCTTTTCGGGCAAAGGCCAAAGAATATATCACTCGCTTTATGCGGGAAACGGATGCAAGGCACACCATTGATGTAATGGAAACCGTCATCCGGCAACTGGAGTCCGATTTCGGCGTTTCAAAGCAGGCGGCAAAAATCCGGCTTGTCGAACTCGGAATGGAAGAAGCCATTGGTACATTTACATACCTTGACGGTCACTATGTTAAACCCCACAGTTTCCGAAAAGGTGCTATAAAGCTGAACCAGACCTTTTCCATCGGAGCGCAGGATGCTGCCGTTCAGCGGTTTGTAAACCCGGAATTGCGGAAACTGACTGAAAACGGCGACTACCTTTTCGTAGATAACCATTATGTTTACAACGCTCCGCTTTATGTGGAAAGGGACGAGAACGGCAAACTTGAACTGACAAGCTACGCCCGTGCTCATATTGACGAGTGCTGCCTTGCCTTTGATATGGCAATCGTCAGCAAGGTGTCGGATACATACCACACCGCTTGCTTTTTGAACCGTGAGCCGAGCGATATCACTTTTGACATTACCTACCACAACGGCTATCAAAACTCACCCCAGGAACGCCAAGTGGCAATGCGGAAAAAGCAGCAGGCCGAATGGCTTGAAATCCGCAGACAGATGACAGACGATCCAGAACAATGTATGGAACTGTTGCTCAATTGGAGAGGTATGAAATACACCGAACTCGGTGATGCCATTGACCGAGACCCCAAAACAATAAGCAGGACAGTAAATGGGCAAACCGCCCCAAGCGTCGAGACCGTGATTCGCATTTGTTTCGGACTTCACCTTCCTCCAACAATAAGCGAGAAGTTACTGGAGGTTCTTCGCTGTCCGCTGAAACCAATGGACCCGAACCATCAATGGATAAAAGAAGCATTATATCTCAAGTACCCGGAATCACTTGAGGTGGTTGAAGAGTATTTGGAGCAGTTCGGCGTGAAAATATAAAATAAATTTCATCAAAAAACGGACATGGTGTGTCCGCTCATAACTAAAACCCACAGACCTGCGAGTTGATCGCGGGTCTCTTTTAGTTCAAAAATAACGACAATAAATTATAACTTGTACCATTGACAATCAATGGTACAAGTTATATAATAACAGCACAAGGAATTGAACGGAGGTATACTATGTCACGCCAGTTTGACGAATATATAAGCGACAAATATGAAATCAGCGGAGAACTGCATTCTCTCATCTCACCGGATAACTTTGCGGAGTTGATGCAAGCCCTCGAAAGCAGGGATTTAATACAGCAGCAGATAGACTCTACGATGCATGATGAGGATGACAGCGGATGGCAGAATCTTTTGCAGGAGCAGGAGGATTTAATACAGGCATATCTCGACAGCATAGGAGAATTCAACAACAGTTGCCTTATCAACAACATCGCTTTCCTTGCCAAGAAGAGCAGCTTGCGCTTTGGTGACCTTGAAAAAATGCTCGGAATCAGCACTGGGTACATTTCCCGTACAGCAAAGGAAAACTCCGCCAAACGACTGAGCATTGATGTCGTTTGGAAAATTGCTCGTTTGTTTGAGGTCGATGTCAGAGAACTTATCGAGACCGATCTCTCCGTACCCAACAAGAACACTGACCTTGTTCTACAGTTTATCAAAAAACTGCGTCATCAGACCGAAGAATGCTCTATCGAGTGGCAACCGGACGGTGGTTCAATGTATGAACTTGATAGCAAATATACAGAGATGGGGCTTATCTCTGAGGAAGGTGAAGTTACCTTATATCATCCGAATCACCTGAACCCCGACATCAAATGGAAGCTTGCAGACGATATTTTCTCCTGCGGTGATATTGATGACGGCAGAAGCCTTGTTATTATTCCATTTAATTGTGATGAGATGCCAAAAATTAACTATGACGTTATCTTCGTTACCACTACTCCCTGTCACAGCAATCCGAGCGGCGCCAGTTATGATTGGGAGAAGGTATTTTATACAGCAGATGAGCCATTCGGCAGACTACAGGAAAAGGCTGCCGAACTGTATGAAATTATCCGTGACCAGGAGTTTGACGCAAAGGTGTCGCCTTCCGTTAGAAGCTTCATCGCGGATTATTTGAAGTGAGGGTGACGGCTATGGTACGAAAATCGATAAAACGCCCAATTCGAGACCTCCACAGCGACAAGTCGACTCCGCCTCGCTTTTGTGATGTAATTGTTGAAGGCGACAAGGTGTTCCTTGAGAAAAAATCAGATAAAAACAAATATGAGAAAATCCCCTGGGATGACGTAGTCTACCAGGTGGAAGCAGCAAAAGCTGCGAATCAATAATAAGAAACTACCGCAATTTGCCCCGTAACCAATCGAGGAGCTAACCGCCGGAGTTATCTACTAAGCCTGTATCAGGCCGAAATAGATAACTCCGGCGGTTTTTTATTTTCTGGATATCAGAACTCTCGAAGCTGACTGAGATAATCTCTCAAAACGATTTTATAGGCTTCTTCGGAAATCTGTTCATTCTGGAAGACTTTCAATATGTCGACAAACTTCTGGAGGAATTGGTTGAGCGGTATGTTTTTTGTATCATTTCCGCATTGTGTTGCTTCACTATATAGTTCCGCAAATTCTTCCTCAGTCTTTGCGGACTCTCCAGGATCCCAGTAGTTGGGGAAATAAATAGCGAGATAGGTATTGTCCTGCTCTAACACCTTACATTCAGAATAGCCATTCCGCCAACTGTGCTCAGCGTCGTACACCGTTTCATGAACTTCGACAGGAGCGCATTTTGCGTTTTTAGCAGACAGTAATTCGGCGAGAAATGCACCAACAGCCCGTGGTCCTGTTGAAATTTGTTTAGCGGTCTCGTAACCAAGCATCCAGTCTACAGAGACTCCAAAGAGATCTGCTATGGAATAAATCTGTTCAACAGTAAAGCACTTCTTGTCCCCTTCACTCAAGGCTTTGCTGATATTAGACTGTGACATTCCTATTGCGTCTGCGAGCTGCTGCTGTGTCATGCTTTTATTATTAAGCAACTCCCTGATATTCCGCTCAAGAATATCCTGATTAAATTTCGACATACGCACATCTCCTTTTGGAATGAATATTCCTAAACTATATATCTATTCAATATTGGAATATATTATACATCTTACTGTACAGTATTACCAGTAGCAAGAGTGCTTTTTTCACGATTTTTGCCGGACATGGCGTGGCCATTTTCTCAAAAAAATTCGTGGTAAAAGTAATATAGATAACCAGTCCGTAGGAGCCGCGGATTATACGGCTCTGACAATATATCACATCGCTGAGTGGCCATGAAGCGGTGGAGGTTACATAGAGGTTTCGGGAGCGGTGATAAAGACCGCCGCCGAAGCTCCGATGTGCCACCACCTTAGTTTCGTGCGCTCATTTTATGCGAAACGGGGTCTGTGTCCATCGGATGCAGACCCTTTATTTGTTTCCTCCGCCGCTGAAGCCTCGGCAAATCACAGGAGGAAACACCATGAAAAACTATCAACAGTTCCACTATCGCACCTACTACCGTATGCGCCAGAGCGGAGAAACGGTCGAATGCACCCGGCAGGAGTGCTTCGCCTCGGCAGAAACGCCCACAGCGGACAACCCCTTCGTTCAACGCTGGTACTACAGCCCCGACCGAGAGATGGCGATACGCCTTCCAAGAAACACGATGGGTGACGATACCCACAAGGCAAACGCCGCCGACCTTAAGAGCCAGGAGCGTGCACAGGAGAAGCCAAACATTTGCATCGGCCAGACTTCGGCAGCAACCTGCTCGGTAACTTGTGAAACCTGCCCCAACCGCAAATACTGCGAGTCGCCACACCGTGTCACCAACGGCATCAGCTGCAAGTGCAAATGTGATTACTGTTCCGTGTATATGCGCCGCACCCTCGATCTGGACAAGCCTCTTGGTTTCAACGATGACGGCACAGAAGTCCTGTTCGAACTTGAGGACGAACGCTTTGATATCGAGGCTACATACACCGCAGATGAGCAGCACACAGCCATCCTCGTCGCAGTCGACTCCCTTACCCCGGAAGAGCGGTATCTATGGGACGAGCTTCTGAGTAAGAAGACCAAGGCGAAGATTGCGGAGGAATGCGGTCTGAGTGAGGGCGCTATCCGCAAGCGAGTGAAAAAACTCGCACAAACTCTCCGTGAAAATCCTGCTCTCAAAAACTATTTTGAATAATTTCTGCATTTCGGTACGGTTTCCCTCTCTGCCTGTCCTGTACGAGGTGGAGAGGGACAAGACCTCTCACAAATAAGAAACGGAGGTAAACCGAATGACAATCACCGAAATCGGGAACGAACTGGTAAACATCGCGGAAACCCTGGCGCGTGTAATCTCGGAACTCACCTCGCTGGCTGGCAGCGTGACGAAGCTGAGTACGGCGCTCAAGGCAGATGAGGTTGGCAGTCCCGCTCCCAAAGCACCTCAGAAGAAGGCCCCAGAGCTTGCCGAAGTCCGCGCTCTGCTGGCGGAGGTATCCCGCGGCGGAAAAACGGCGGAGGTAAAGAAGCTGCTTGAAAGCCACGGCTGTGAAAAGCTGTCCGAGGTTGAAAGTGAGTTCTACGAAGAGCTCATAGAGGAAGCGAGGGCGCTGTTATGAGCCATGCACTCCTCTCTCCCTCGGCAAGCCACAGGTGGATTGCGTGTCCACCGTCAGCGCGGCTTACGGAGTTCCTCGCGGACTCGGAGTCAAGCTACGCCTCGGAAGGCACCCTGGCCCACAGCGTGGCGGAGCGGAAACTCAATCAAAGGCTCGGCAGAGCCGAACACACGCCCTTCTGCGATGACGCGGAAATGGATGAATACACATCCGATTACGCCGACTTCGTAATGGAACAGACGGAAGGACTCAAAGACCCGGCTGTATTTGTCGAGCAGCGTGTTGACTGCTCCCACTATGTTCCTGAATGCTTCGGCACCTGCGACGCGCTTATCGTATCGGACGGAGTTCTGCACATCATCGATCTGAAAAGTGGTCGCGGCGTAAAGGTCGACGCGGAAGAAAATGACCAGCTTCGCATCTACACCCTCGGTGCCATGCGGATGTTCGACTTCCTTTATCGGTTCGATACCGTGCGGATGAGCATCTATCAGCCGAGGCTCGGAAATGTGCAAACCTGGGAGACAACTGCGGAGGCTCTCAACGAATGGGCGGAAACCGTGCTTGTCCCGGCAGCGAAACTCGCATGGGACGGGAACGGGAGCTATAAGGCTGGCGACCACTGCCGGTTCTGCAAGGCGAAAGCGGAATGCAGAGCCAGAGCCGAAGCAAATATGGCGCTTGCCGCCTATGACTTCACAGACCCCGCTTTGCTGCAAGTCTGCGAGGTAGCGGACCTCCTCGGCAAAATCGACGAACTGGTTTCCTGGGCGTCGGACGTCAAGGACTACGCTCTTGCCCAGGCACTTTCCGGAACGAAGTATGACGGTTGGAAGGTTGTGGCCGGCAGAAGCAACCGCAAGTACACAGATGATGATGCCGCTGCAGCCGCGGTCAAGGACGCGGGATACGACCCCTATGAACACAAATTGCTCGGCATCACGGCAATGACCTCGCTTCTCGGCAAGAAGAGGTTTGATGAACTGCTCGGCGGGCTGACCTGCAAACCCGAAGGTAAACCAGTGCTTGTTCCGGCATCGGACAAGCGTAACGAACTAAACACGGCGGCGGATGATTTCGCCGACCCTAACGAAAATAAAGGAGATTATTATCATGACAAATACTGTTAACCCCACAAATGTAGTAACCGGCCTTGCCCGTCTTTCATACGCAAATATCTGGCAAGCAAAATCCATCAACGGCGGCGCGCCCAAATTCTCCACCTCCGTACTTATCCCTAAGTCCGACACCGTCACCGTGGCCAAGATCAAGGCGGCTATTCAGGCGGCCTATGAGGAAGGCCAGGGTAAGCTGCGCGGAAGCGGCAAAACTGTGCCTCCGCTCTCCACTCTGAAAACGCCCCTCCGCGATGGAGATGTCGAGCGCCCGGACGATGAGGCGTACAAGGGCTGCTGGTTCGTAAACGCCAACAGCAATAATGCTCCCGGCGTCGTGGATGTCCACTGCCAGCCCATCTTCGACACCTCGGAAATCTACTCCGGCGTGTATGCCCGTGTGTCTATCAGCTTCTATGCTTTTAATTCTAACGGGAACAAAGGCGTTGCCTGCGGTCTTCAGAACATCCAGAAAATCAAGGATGGCGAGTCCCTCGGCGGCAAGGTGAAGGCCGAAGACGACTTCAACGACGGCTATCAGTCCGATGCCGACGACGACTTCCTGGGTTAAAGGAGGGCTAACACAATGACAAACATCCAGTCAATGATGCTTGCGGTCTGCTTCGGTGCCGTGGTGGGAACCTTCATCGGCAATATTATCACCATCGTAAAGTTTGCGATTGATGAGCGCAGAGAGAAAAAACGCATCCGCAAGGATAACGAAGAAAAGCAGTAACCCGAACGGGCGGCGGAGGGAGATAGTCTTTCTCCGCCGCTTTTCTTATGGAGGATACAAATATGTACGACGACAGCTATTACGACTATCTCGACTATATCGAGGGCAAATGCATGAACGACTCGGAGGGCTACGGCCTCCCGGAGGAGGATGACGATGAGGACTCTTGAAATCGACATTGAAACATTCAGCAGCGTGAGCCTGCAGAAATGCGGAGTGTATAAATATGCTGAGTCCCCGGATTTTCAGATCATCCTCTTCGGATACAGCGTGGACGGCAGCGAAGTGAAGGTTGTTGACCTTCTGCAAGGCGAAACAATACCGCAGGAAATTTTCAATGCCCTCACGGACGATACAGTTGTCAAATGGGCACATAACAGCGGATTTGAGCGGGTGTGCCTGTCACGGTACCTCGCCGATATGGGCGTCAGTCTTGACCCCTTCCACGATAATCATCCGCTGTCACAGGAGAGCACCCAGTTTTTGAATCCGTCCTCCTGGCGCTGTTCCATGACATGGGCGGCTTATCTCGGCCTTCCGCTCTCCCTTTCGGGAGTCGGAGAGATACTCGGTCTTGAAAAGAAAAAGCTAACCGAGGGCAAGGAACTTATTAAATTTTTCTGTCAGCCATGTGCTCCGACAAAAGCAAACGGCGGCAGGACGAGAAATCTGCCCTCCGACGCCCCGGAAAAGTGGGAGTCATTTAAGTCATATAACCTCCGTGACGTAGAGGTCGAGATGCAGATAACGCAGAGACTTGCTAAGTTCCCCGTTCCGGACTCTGTATGGGACGAGTACCATCTGTCCGAAGAAATCAACGACAGAGGCATCGGCGTGGATATGCCGTTCGTTTCCGCCTGCCTGTCCCTGGATGCAAAGTCAAATGATTCGCTTACCGAAGCCATGCGGGAACTTACCGCTCTGGAAAACCCCAACAGCGTGGCACAGGTCAAGGGCTGGCTTGCTGATAACGGTCTTGAGATAGACACCCTCGGCAAAAAAGAAGTGTCGGCACAGTTAAAGACCGCCCCGGCGGAGCTTGTGCCGGTGCTGCAGCTCCGCCAGCAGCTTGCGAAATCGTCCGTAAAGAAATACACGGCGATTGAAAATGCCGTTTGCACCGACAGCCGCGTACGGGGGATGTTCATGTTCCTTGGAGCATCGCGCACAGGCCGGTTTGCGGGACGGCTTGTTCAGTTACAAAATCTGCCTCAGAACCATATCCCCGACCTTGACGAAGCCCGCGCTCTCGCCGGAGCCGAAGATTACGACGCTCTTGAAATGCTGTATGAGGATATCCCGGATACCTTGTCCCAGCTTATCCGCACAGCTTTCGGGCCGCAGAACGGCAGGAAGTTTATCGTGGCGGACTTCTCGGCAATCGAGGCGAAAGTCATATCGTGGTTTGCCAAAGAACAGTGGAAATTGGACGCTTTCGCCAAGGGCGAGGAAATTTACTGCGCCACCGCCTCGCAGATGTTTCATGTCCCCGTGGTCAAGCACGGCGTAAACGGCGAACTCCGGCAGAAAGGCAAGGTCGCGGAACTGGCCTGCGGTTACGGCGGCTCCGTGGGCGCGCTCAAGGCAATGGGCGCTCTGGAGATGGGACTAAAGGAGTCGGAGCTTCAGCCCATCGTTGATTCATGGCGCGGTGCGAACCCCAATATCGTCAAGTTCTGGTGGGCGGTCGACCGGGCAGCGAAAGCGGCTATCAAGGGTAAGACACATACAACCGCTTACGGCGTCGAGTTTTCCTATGAGAGCGGGTTCCTTTTTATAAGACTTCCTTCCGGCAGACGGCTTGCCTATGTGAAGCCAAGAATCGGCGAGAACCGTTTCGGCGGCGAAGCCATCACTTATGAGGGTACCGGCGGCACTAAAAAGTGGGAGCGCCTTGAAACTTACGGTCCAAAACTGGTGGAAAATATCGTCCAGGCGACAAGCCGGGATATCCTATGCCACGCCATGAAGACTCTGCGATGCTGTGACATCGTAGCCCATGTACACGATGAAGTCATCATCGAAGCGGACAGGATCATGTCCCTTGAGGCGGTCTGCGAACAGATGGGCAGAACACCGCCTTGGGCGCCCGGTCTTATACTCCGAGCCGATGGCTACGAATGCGATTTTTATAAAAAAGATTAAATATGGTACGGTTTCCGTCCTTGCTTGTCCTGTACGAGGTGAGGACGGATTTTCCGTTTATCACGAATACTGCGGAGGTAGAGAAGATGATTTACACAAAAACAAAGCTGAAGGACGGCGCGGTCGTGTTCGGTCCCGTCACGGCAAAAAGCACTTATACCCGCTGCGCCGTATGCGGCAAGGAAATTCAGATGGATCTGCGGGAGCTTATTCTCGCCGGAGCGCAAGACCCCTATGACACGGAAGTGAACTGCGCCGAATGCAGCGCGAAGATGATGCACCGCGGCGATATCAACATCGATAGCGTTATCCGTCTGACCGATGTTTTGCGGAATATCGGCTACGGCATGGAACTGCACGGACTCTGCGAGGATTTCGAGGTCGAGGACGTCCGTGCTCTCGCCCCAGAGGAATATGAGCTTTTTGTAGACGAACTCCTCGACAAGATTTCGGAGGTGCGTCATGCCGGATAACAAAAGAACCCTCGTGTATATTTGCAGTCCTTACTCCGGGGATGTGGCGGCGAACGTAAAGGCGGCGAGAGAATACTGCCGCCTTGCAGTTGAAAAGGGATACATCCCCGTTGCGCCCCATCTTCTGTATCCGCAGTTCATGGACGATAACGACCCGGCAGAACGAAAACTCGGTATGTCCTTTGGTAACGCCCTCATGGATAGATGCGGCGAATTCTGGGTGTGCGGCGACCGCCTCAGTTCCGGTATGGAGGCGGAGTTTGACAGGGCGAGTGAAAAGAACATGACCATCAAATTTCTTACCAAAGAAAATGAGGAGTGCTCCAATGGCTAATACATGGCGGTTTAAACCAGGAAATCCTGAATACGAAAGATATATTCACAGCTCCCAATGGAGGCAGACGGCTGATAAACGGCTTGAGCTTGACGGGCATATCTGCTGCGTTTGCGGCGGCAAAGCTACGGACGTACATCATCTTACTTATGATCGCTTCGGCAATGAAGCAATGGACGATTTGGTGAGTCTTTGCAGAAAGTGTCACGGTCAGGCGGAGAACTTTTATGACCCCGCTGTTACGCCTTGGGCTATGGACGAAGTAAAACCGAACGGTAATAACTTTATGGCAGCTATGCGTGTAGATGCTCTGAAAATAGCGCCTATGGTTTTTGATTATCTGAAGGCGGTGCGAGGTTATGATTTTGACTCGCTGATGCTTCTCCGCCAGCCGGACGATCCTGAAGGAAAGAAATACTGGAAAGTATTGCAAAAAGCCGTGAATGCCCTTTGCAGAAAACGTTACTCCCGAAGCTGCGTGGAGGACAGACGAACGATGATGCTCGAAGCCATCACAAATCATATCGAGGTCATCTGTCTCGCCGAAATTGAACACTATGTCCGAAATGCCGTACAAAATTCTCTCCATGAGATTGTGGTGACGGACTATGCCATTTTTGGTAAATGGGATGCTGTTGGCGAGGAACTCGGCATTGCAAAAGGAACGACGCAGAAGCTGCGAAAAGACAACGGTACCAGCTTCGGTCCGTCATTACGCGAAACAGTGCTGTATTACTGCGGGTTAGACGCGGCGGCGGGCATTCGGCCTGTTGATGGTTTCGCCTGCCTGAGTGATACGGATTACAAAAGGCTGAATGCAATGGCCGACTACATGACTGCTATATCCGGCGACGGTGCCTTTAAAGGCGAATACACGAAGGAGGAACAAATCCGTGTTGATTAAAATATCTGTCTGCAACCGCAGGACGGACAAGAAGTATAAAAACAAGGAACTGGAATGGGATTATATCATCGACCGCAACCGGAATCCTATCCGTACCTCGGAAACAGCAGAGGAATATTCAAAGCTGCCGAAGGCAAAACGCGGTGAACTCAAGGACATCGGCGGTCTTGTAGGAGGCTGGCTGAAAGACGGAATCCGCAAGAACGGAAACGTGACCTTCCGCACACTGGGCCTACTCGATGCTGACAGCATTCCCGCTGATGTGAATTTCCAGAGCATTGTCCGCACCGCCCTCGACGGCGTTACTTATTTTCTCTATTCCACCCATAGCCACACCCCGGAAACACCGCGATGCCGTATTGTAATCCTTTTTGGCAGAGAAGTCAGTGAGGACGAGTATCCCGCCGTTATGAGAATGGTCGCCAAGCAAATCGGTATGGATTTTTTCGATGACTCCACCTACGAATCAAACCGCATGATGTATTGGGCATCCTGCCCGTCAAACGGCGAGTTTGTGTTCGATGAACAGACCGGCGAACCGCTCGATGTGGATAAGTATCTCGGTATGTACGCCGACTGGCGTGATGTATCACAATGGCCTACATCCTCGCGGCAGTCAGAGGCTGTCAAGCGCGAGGCCGCAAAGCAGGAGGACCCGCTCTCAAAGCCCGGCGTGGTCGGTGCATTCTGCCGCGCCTATTCTGTAACAGCGGTAATCGACAAATTTCTACCGGAGGTTTACGCACCTTCAGTTATTGAGGGACGCTATGACTATGTTCTCGGCGAGGGTACTGCCGGTGTTGTTGTTTACGACGACAAATTCGCGTACAGCCATCATGCGACAGATCCCGCTTGTGGAAAGTTGCTAAACGCCTTCGACCTTGTCCGCACACACCGCTTTGGCAGCGAAGATGATAAAAAGTCATTTGGCCAGATGTGTGAAATGGCACTCTCAGACGACAGCGTAAAACTGCAGATAGCCGAGGAACGACAGGTACAGGCTCAGGAGGATTTTGAACCCGAAACGGACGACTGGAAAAAGCTGCTCCGTTATCAGACCCGCAGCACTGTGCTTGAAAACAGCGTATGGAATGAAACGCTCATTCTCAACAACGACCCGGATTTTGCGAACTTTGCTTATAACGAACTTGCCAGTCGTGTTCAAGTGACGGGTGCTACCCCCTGGGAGCGTCCAATCGATAACTCTTTCTGGCGAGATGCGGACACAGCACAGCTAAAAGCACTGATAGATGTGCGCTATGTTTCGTTTTCCAGCCGCAATCACGATGTCAGCTTTACAAAGGTTGCTGACGATAGGCGCTTCCATCCCATACGTGACTATATGAACGCGCTGCCGGAATGGGACAAAGTTCCAAGAATTGAAACGCTCCTTGTGCGGTGCCTGCAAGCCGATGATACGCGTTATGTACGCACAGTTACGAGAAAGACCTTTGCAGCGGCGGTTGCCCGTGTTTACCGCCCCGGCACAAAGTATGACAGTATTCTTGTGCTTGACGGTGCACAGGGAATCGGAAAAAGCACTATCTTCAAAGACCTTGTGGGTGATGAATACTACTCCGATACACTTTCCCTCACCGACATGAATGACAAGTCCGGCGCGGAAAAGCTTCAGGGCTTTTGGATCGTGGAGATTGGCGAACTCGCCGGTATGAAAAAAGCGGATATCGAAAAAGTAAAAGCCTTTCTCTCCACAGCCGATGACAAGTATCGTCCGAGTTATGGCAAAACCGTAGAAAGCCATCCAAGGCAGTGCATCATCATTGCGTCGGTCAATGGTGAGCGCGGTTATCTGCGTGATATTACGGGCAACCGTCGCTTTTGGATAGTGAAACTGCATCAAGACGAGCAGAAGAAGCGTTGGCATTTCACAAAAGAGGAACGTGACCAGATATGGGCTGAAGCCAAGGCTATCTATGAAAGTGGCGAAAAGCTGTATCTTGAGGCTGACATGATAAAAGAAGCGGAAAAGGTGCAGCAATCGGCAATGGAGGTCGATGAGCGTCAAGGCATGGTCGAAGAGTATCTTGATACCCTGCTGCCGGATGGCTGGGAGAACATGGACATTTATGCCCGTCGCAGCTATGTCAATGATAAGAGCGACCCTATTCGCCCAAACGGAGTTACTGTAAAAACGGTGGTATCCAATGCGGAAATATGGTGTGAGTGCTTCTGTCGCAATCTGTCTGAGATGAAGCCAGCGGACAGTTATGCGATAGCGGCATTAATGACGCAAGTCGATGGTTGGGAGCGTACTAATGAACGCTGTCGGCAGCCCATGTATGGTCGCCAAAGGCTTTACAGACGCAAAAATTAATGGACAAGACTATGGGACGGGACAACATTTCTCCTTATATTCAAAATGGGTTTTCTATAAGTCAAAAACAAAACCTGTACCCATACCCGCGCATAAGTAATATAGGGAAAGGTTGTCCTTTCTGTCCACTCTGTCCCGGATGGAGGACATCATGAGAGAAAAACAGATAGAGCGAAAGCTGACAATCGCGGCAAAAAACATGGGAGGCATCGCACCAAAGTTTACGAGCCCCGGTTTTGACGGAATGCCCGACCGCATCGTCCTTTTACCGGGTGGTTATATAGCCTTTGTTGAAGTAAAGGCAAAGGGCTTTAAACCGCGCCCACTGCAATTGGCAAGGCACAAGCTGCTGCGGGGACTTGGTTTCCGTGTATATGTTCTGGATGACGAGCGGCAAATTATGCGTTTACTTAAAGAGATTGGAGGTGATGCCGGATGAAGTTTATACCACATGAGTACCAAAGCCATGCAGTCGATTACATCGAAAAGCATAGAAACGCCGCAGTCCTCTTGGATATGGGCCTCGGTTGAGCAAGACGGTCATTACGCTGACGGCGGTTATCAACCTTCTGTTCGACAGCTTTGAATCACACCGGGTGCTGGTCATAGCGCCCCTCCGGGTCGCGAGAGATACATGGCCTGCGGAGGTCGAGAAATGGGATCACCTGAAAGGTCTCATTATCAGTACGGCGGTCGGTACGGAAGAGGAACGGCTTGCGGCGCTAAAAACAAAAGCCGACATTTACATCATAAACCGTGAGAACGTCCAGTGGCTGGTGGAAAAAAGCGGCGTCCCCTTTGATTATGACACCGTGGTTATAGACGAGCTTTCCTCCTTCAAAAACGGACAGGCGAAAAGATTTAAAAGCCTTATGGCGGTAAGACCCAAAGTAAAGCGAATCATCGGTCTGACCGGTACGCCCGCGTCCAACGGACTTATGGATTTATGGGCGGAGTTTCGTCTGCTGGATATGGGACAGCGGCTCGGTAGGTACATAACCCATTACCGCAACGAATACTTTACCCCGGATAAGCGAAACGGCATGGTGGTATTCAGCTATAAACCCCTTCCCGGCGCGGAGGAACGGATATACGAAAAAATATCCGATATGGCCATTTCCATGAAGGCGACAGACTTCATCCGTATGCCGCAACTGATTTCAAGCGAGTACACGGTGCGGCTTTCAGAAAAAGAACGTGAACGATACGACGCACTTAAGGACGACCTGGTGCTTGCCTTGCCGGACGGTGAGGTAACGGCCGCCAACGCCGCAAGCCTTACAAACAAGCTGTCCCAGATGGCGAACGGCGCGGTCTACGCCGATGACGATTCTGTTACCCACATCCACGACAGAAAGCTGGATGCGCTGGAGGATTTAATTGAGGCGGCGAACGGAAAGCCTGTTCTGGTAGCATACTGGTTCCGGCATGACCTTGAGCGAATAAAAGAGCGGCTGCACAGTCTGCACATCCCGTTTTCCGAAATGGATAAAGCCGACAGTATCAAGAGGTGGAATAACGGCGAGATCCCCGTGGGTCTGATACACCCCGCATCTGCCGGACACGGACTGAATCTTCAATCCGGCGGCAGCGCCATCGTATGGTTCGGACTCACATGGAGTCTTGAACTCTACCAGCAGACGAACGCCCGATTGTGGCGACAGGGGCAGGAATCCAAAACCGTGGTGCTTCAGCACATCGTGACCGAGGACACCATAGACCAGCGGATTCTCAAGGCGCTGTCACAAAAGGACGTCACCCAACAAAGCCTTATCGATGCGGTAAAGGCGGATTTGGAGGCAGTGAAATGACGGACGCTTATGAAAATCTCGCAAACGCCATCATCCTGCTGGCAGTCAAGGATTACAGGCGAGCGTTGAAGCTGTTGAGCAAAAACCCGCACAGCCGATCTGCGATGGCCGCTGTTAATGAAATGGAGCGGTTCTTCCGTTCCGACTGGTACGAAACTCTCACCTCCGTCGATGGTGAGATGCTGATACGAAAGCTGAGAGAGGAGGCATTTCTATGACGGCAAAAGAATACTTACGGCAGGCATATCGGCTCAACGAGCTGATTGACTCCCGCATTACTGAACTGGAGCGCCTGCGGGATTACTCCACAAGGCTGACATCCTGCAGTTTTGAGGGTGAGCGCGTCAGCAAGTCGCACAGCACCGAAGCCCCGTTCGCAAGAATTATTGAGAAAATCGTTGACCTGGAAAAGGTAATCAACCGCGACATCGACCGCTATGTGGATTTGAAAACGGAAATGAACGCGGCAATCGACCGGGTGTCTAACGTGGATGAGCGCCAGCTTCTCCGATACCGGTACCTCAATAACTATAATTGGGACGACATCGCACAGCTACTTAATGTTTCCGGACGGACGGTACACAGGATTCATTCAACTGCTCTTTATAACTTTTCTGTGCCGGTTTGAATGTTGGCACACTATGGCACAGATTGTCCCGGTCAATATAGGTATAATGGTAGTATAGAAAAGTGCATGATCCGAAAGGCCTTGAGGGAGCAATCCCCCAGGGCTTTTCTTATGCGCGGAAACGGAGGTGAAATGAGTGCCGAAGAAACCCAAAAGACCCTGCCGGATGAACGGCTGTCCCAACCTTGCCGGGGACGGTGAGACTTACTGCCCGGAACACAAAACAGAAGCCGAACACTTCTACAACCGATATCAGCGACCCACCGACAAGAATGTTTACGGACGTGCCTGGAAACGGATCAGGGACAGAAAAATCCGTGAGTCTCCCATGTGCGAGGAGTGCCTGAAGCACGGCATCTACCGTCCGGCGGAGGAAGTTCACCATCGTGTCCCTCTCTCGGAAGGTGGCACGCATGAACGGTCAAACCTCGTGTCTCTCTGCCGTTCCTGCCATATGAAGGCGCACGGTGAACTTGGAACACGAAAGCCGCACAGCTTTGACGATTGACGTGCCCGGTGGGGCGTTCGAATCTCTACGGCTTTTTATCCCGAGCAACGGCCTGGGGTGACGTGTGCAAAAAAGGCCGTATCAAATGGGCGATTGACCCACGGCGCGAAAGGATGGTGAAGTAAGTGCCTACAAAATCCACAAACATCGGCGGTCAAGGCGGCGCAAGACAGGGCGCGGGACGGAAGAAAGCCGCCGTCATCGATAAGATATCCGACGAAAACAAGCGCGTGAAGATACTGGACATCCCGGACGTGGAGGGCGCGGAGATGCCGAAGCCTAATGAGATCCTCTCCGCCAAGCAGAAAAACGGCGAGTCGTTCCAGGCGAAGGCCATCTACGAAACCACATGGGCGTGGCTTCAGAAAATAGGCTGCACGGCTATCGTGTCGCCGCAGCTGATTGAACGCTATGCCATGTGCTCCGCCAGATGGATTCAATGCGAGGAGATGAACAATACGCTCGGTCTGCTGGGTAAGCATCCTACCACGGGAAAGCCGATCCCGTCGCCCTTCATCAATATCGGCATCAGCTATATGAACCAAGCAATCCGTCAGTGGAACGAAATATTCCAAATCGTGAAGGAAAACTGCACCACGGAGTACTCCGGCGCGAATCCGCAGGACGACCTCATGGAACGGCTTCTTCGAGCCAGAAAGGGATAAAACGAATGTATGAAAAAGTGAATCCGTGCCACCCGGATAAGGTGGCGGATAGAATCGCCGGGGCGATCGTTGACTTGGCGTACCAAGCAGAACCCAATCCGAAGATCGCCGTTGAAGTGCTTATCGGTCATGGCAAGTGCCACGCAATCATTGAGACAACTGCTACCATTGATAAAAGGGCTATTGACGACGCGGTGCATCGCATAGCTGGAGAGATGGAAACGGATATTGTAATCGTTCCGCAGGACGCACATCTTTCGGAGAACCAACAGAACGGTTTTCGCTGCGGAGATAACGGCATCTTCAAGGGAATGCCGGTTACAGAAGAGCAGGAAACGCTATCAGCTATCGCCAAGCACATTTATGCCTGCAACCCCAGCGACGGCAAATACATTCTGGACGGCAAACGGCTTATCATCTGCCAGAGCAACGCACTGACAGATGAACTGATCACCCTGTACCCCGGCGCGGAAATCAACCCGCTGGGTGACTGGATGGGCGGCACTGATGTGGATACCGGGGCCACCAATCGCAAGCTCGGCTCCGATATGGCGGACAGCGTGACCGGCGGCGGACTGCACGGCAAGGATCTCTCCAAGGCGGATGTGTCGGTCAATATCTATGCTTTTCTGAAAGCGCGGAGAACGGGCGAACCCGTGGAACTCTGCTGTGCCATCGGCGACGATATCGTGGATGGCAAACCCTACTCCGAAATCGTCGGCATTGCCAGGGATTACATTGACTCTGTCGGCGGCTTTGAGAAGTTCGCGGAATGGGGGCTTGTGTGATGGCAAAGACAACTTCGGAAATGCAGCTTGTGCCTATCGCCAAGCTGGTGCCGTATCAAAACAACGCCCGGACGCATTCACCGGAACAGATACAAAAACTGCGTTCCTCTCTGCGGGAGTTCGGTTTCGTCAATCCCGTTCTCATAGATCGTGACTACGGCGTCATTGCCGGACACGGCAGAATCGAAGCCGCCCGTGCCGAGGGCATCACGGAAGTCCCCTGCGTGTTCGTAGACCACTTGACCGAAGCGCAGAAGAAAGCGTACATCCTCGCGGACAACCGCATGGCGCTCGACGCGGGGTGGGATGAGGAGATGCTCAAGATAGAGCTGTCAGGCCTTTCGGATATGGGCTACGACTTGGAACTCACTGGCTTTGACGCGGCGGAGCTGTCAGATTTCTTTGGCGCTGATGACGCCAAAGAAGACGACTTCGATGTGGATGCCGAACTGCAAAAGCCCACCTTCTCCAAGGCGGGCGATGTGTGGCAACTTGGCAGGCATACGCTCATTTGCGGCGACGCCACAAAGCAGGAAACCTACGATGCCCTTCTGGGTGATACCAAGGTCAATCTGGTGTTGACGGACCCGCCGTACAACGTTAACTATGAGGGCTCCGCCGGGAAAATCAAAAACGATAACATGGCGGCGGATAAATTCTATCAGTTCCTTTTGGGCGCATTCATCTGCATGGAAAAATCCATGACAGCGGATGCATCCATTTATATTTTCCATGCAGACACCGAGGGTTTGAACTTCCGCAGAGCGTTTGCCGATGCCGGGTTCTACCTCTCCGGGTGCTGCATCTGGAAAAAGCAGTCGTTGGTGCTGGGACGCTCCCCGTATCAGTGGCAGCACGAGCCGGTGCTGTTCGGCTGGAAGAAAACCGGCAAGCACCAGTGGTACACAGGACGCAAGGAAACAACCGTCTGGGAATTTGACAAGCCAAAGAAAAACGGCGATCACCCCACCATGAAGCCGATTCCGCTGCTTGCCTATGCAATCGGCAACTCCACGCAGACCAACGCTCTGGTGCTTGACCCCTTCGGCGGCAGCGGCAGTACGCTGATTGCCTGCGAACAGACCGGGCGGGTCTGCTATACGGCAGAACTGGACGAGAAGTTCTGCGACGTCATCGTGAACCGCTATATCGAACAAGTCGGCACAAACGAAAATGTGTCCGTATTCCGTGACAGACAGACCCTCAAATATGAGGAGGTCACGAATGGAACAGAAAAGTAATCTGACCCTCGGAAGCCTGTTTGACGGCTCCGGGGGTTTTCCTTTGGGCGGACTGCTTGCCGGAATCACCCCTGTCTGGGCAAGCGAGGTCGAGCCTTTTCCCATAAGGGTAACCACGAAACGGCTGCCTTTTATGAAGCATTATGGTGATGTGTCTCAGATGCATGGCGGCGAAGTCGAGCCGGTGGACATCATCACCTTCGGAAGTCCATGCCAGGATATGTCCGTGGCAGGAAAACGGGTCGGACTTGACGGCAGCCGCTCCAATCTTTTCTATGAAGCCGTCCGAATCGTAAAAGAAATGAGGTGCGCAACGAATGGACAATATCCAAGATGGCTCTGTTGGGAAAATGTGCCGGGGGCCTTCTCCTCAAATGGCGGCGACGACTTCAAAACCGTTCTCAAAGCGATTTGCAAAATCAAAGACGAAAAACTGTCAGTTCCTGAATATAAAAAGTGGGAATCTGCGGGAGAAATCCTGGGAGATTGTTTCTCCGTCGCGTGGCGAGTTCTCGACGCGCAGTTTTGGGGAGTACCCCAACGCAGAAAACGAATCTTCCTTGTCGCAGATCTTGCAGGTGAGAGTGCCGGACAAATACTATTTGAGTCCGAAGGCCTGTCTGGGTATACTCCGCAGGGCTTCCACTCGTGGCAAGGAACTGCCGGTGGTGCTGAAGCTGGCGCTGACACGGCAGGCATCTGCCTGAACGACCAGGGCGGCAACCGCATGGATGTAACGGATGGTGTCACCGCAACGCTCCGCGCCGAGGCGCATCATCCTCCCTGTGTTATGGAGGCCGCCGGGTTCTGCACAGAGCATTCCGCGAAAGCGAGGTCTGTGGGATTTGAGGAAGAGCGGTCGCCCACGCTCCGTGCCGGAGTTGTTCCTGCCGCCGTATATGAAAACCACGGACAGGATACCCGGTTTACGGATACTGGAGATGTCGCTCCGACTGTTCTCTCAACTTATGGCACAGGCGGCAACAATCAGCCGTTTGTGGTGGGAACGCCGAAAACGCTCAAGATTCGCTCTGGTTGCGCGGGCGGCGGCAAAGGCGCGCTCATTCAGGACGATAAATCCGCGACCCTTGGATGCAACAACGACCAGACGCTCTTTGAGCCGAAAGCGTGGGACGGTTCAGATGTTTCCCCTACGCTGACTGCCAACAACGCCGGCGGCAATCAGCGGATGCCGGACAAGGATAACTTCAACTGCATAGTCGAGGCTTACGGCATCTGCTCCAAGGACTCCAATTCCATGAAATCGGATAATCCCAAGAGCGGTTTCTACAAAGCTGATTCCTCCCGCTGTCTGGATGGCAATGGCGGCAATCCCACCTGCAATCAGGGCGGCATTGCCGTGGTGGAGGGCATTCCTTTCACGCAGAATCAGCGCGACGAGGTGCGGACGCTCGGAGATAAGAGCGGCGCTCTCTGCAAAACGGCTACCAAGCAGCAGACCTACATTCTGCAAGGCTCCATGATTGGACGCAAAGACGAGAACGGACCGCAAGGCGACGGCGTCAACGAGGGTGTGTGTTTCACTTTGGACGCGACCGACCGTCACGCCGTCTATGCTATGACCACGGGTGAATATACGCAAGTCTGCGAAGAAAAATCCCCAACGCTGATGGCACGAGACTATAAAGACCCCAACGCGGTGGTGCGGTCTGAGCCCGAGTATACCGTTCGCCGCCTGACGCCGACCGAATGCGCCAGACTTCAAGGTTTCCCGGACTGGTGGTGTTCCGACCTCGGCATGGAAAACTCCTCCTATGGCGAGGTGGATTTCTGGACGGAGGTCTTTGAAACGCATCGCAAAATCATGGGAACAAGCGGCAAGCCGAAAACGCAGAAACAAATTCTCAAATGGCTGAAAGACCCGTATTCCGACGCCGCCGAATATAAGATGTGGGGCAACGGCATCGCGCTCCCGTGCGTGTATTTCATCCTCTGCGGTATTGTCTGGTATGCCCGCAATACAGCACAATAATCCTCTGAATGTTTGTGCGATATATATCCGCGAAATGACTGGCTATATCCTCGAATTGACGGTAATATCACACTACCAAAACAAAGGAGGTTTTGAAAAATGGAATTCAAGTACAATATGACCGGCAGCGACCGCAAGCGCCTGGTCGCCGCAATCTCAGAAATCACAGAGTGCGCCGCGAAATACAAAGGCGCTCCTACCTTCGCCTACGAGGTGGACTACTTCACAATCGACAAGAACGGTACGATGAGCTTCGACGACCGCGCCGACAGCGACGAGGTCGAAATGCTGGTCGAGGCGCTGCTGGAAAAGGGCTTTGTGCCAGAAACACAGCCTGCGGACGAGCCGGAAGAAGCCGGCGACTCACTTGTTATCTCATACCCGCGCAAGGACATCAGCGACGTGGCGCTCGAAAACCTGCGGCTGTTGGTGGCAAGCAAAGAAACGCTCATCAAAAAGGCGCTGGGTGCGGACGCCCTGCCGATTGAGGTCACGGACGAGACGGTCTGCTTCCCTTGGTTTGCGGGTTTTCCGCAGCCGGAGGAAATCAGCGCCTACGCTCATTTCACGGGCAAGCTCATAGGCATGGCAAAAACGCAGAAGCGCGTCACCGCCAAGGAAAAGGAAACCGATAACGACAAGTACGCATTCCGCTGCTTCCTGCTGCGGCTTGGTTTCATCGGCGATGAGTACAAACCAGCGCGGAAAATTTTACTTCGCAACCTCTCCGGCAGCGGCGCATTCAAGAGCGGCAATCCTAAAGCGCAGGAATACATCGAGAAAATCGAGAACGATGCCGGACTTTACGACGATGTGATGAGCCTGCAGGATAATGAGGTCAGCGGTGATGAGATTTCCGAATAAAGAGTTGGTCGATCGGATTCGCGGACAGTACCCCATCGGCTGCCGAGTCGAGCTTCTTTGCATGGACGATGTGCAAGCGCCGCCTGTCGGCACCAAAGGTACTGTGCGCGGCGTGGACGATATCGGCAGCATAATGGTCGCATGGGACAACGGCAGCGGTCTTTCCGTTGCCTACGGTGAGGACTCATGCCGGAGGTGCGAGGATGACAGATAAAATCATGAAACAGATCCTCGCCGTTCGTGACACGGGTCTTACGAATATGTTCGACGTCCCTACGGTTCAGCGCATCGCTTACGACATGGCGTTCTACGAATTGGTGACCTATTTGGAAGAGCATCGCCGCGAGTACGCGCATTTCATCCTCACCGGCGAGACATAAGCTGCACAACTGTATGCGGTATCATCGAACCAAAGATTATACTATATATAGTGGTTTAACTTGCCGAAATGACTGGATATAGTGTGCTTTTAGAGTTAATATACAGACAACAAAAGAAAAGGGGCACACGAAAATGAAAAGTACAAAGACGATGACCTACAAGGAACTGGAAAACGAGCTGATTGCCAACCACCGCGAACTCAGAACCGCAAGTCTTGAGCAGAAGCGCAGCCTCATCAATCGCGACCACGACCTCATGACCGAGATGGATAGCCGCTGGAACAGCAAAAAAAACTGAGGAGGACACGGCCATGACAGACAAGCAACTGAAACAAGCCAAGAGCCAGTTACCGCAAGGTGAGAAATTCGACCGCGCATACAGCGCCTTTGAGGGCGGTATTCGCCTGATTTCAAAGAAGGCCGACGGCACGGAAACGCGCTACAAAGTACACTTCGACGCCGACGGAAACGTCAGCCTCGAGAGATTCTAACCCCTGCGGCAACGCTGGGAACAGCCCTTGACGGGGCTGTATCTCGTACACATAGATGATTGACGGCACCATAGGGTGTCTATTTTTATGCCCGGAAGGAGGCGGCAAATTGCGAAAACTGAAAAAATATAAACCGACGGCGTTTATACTGAATGACTCCGTTTACGATAAGGACGCTGCCGACTACGCCGTTTCCTTCATAGAAAGCCTATGCCATACCAAAGGCACATGGGCGGGAAAGCCGTTCGAACTTATCGACTGGCAGGAGCAGATCATCCGCGACCTGTTCGGAATTCTGAAGCCGAATGGCTATCGACAGTTCAACACCGCCTACATCGAGATACCGAAAAAGCAAGGTAAATCTGAACTTGCCGCCGCAGTGGCGCTTCTGCTCCTTTGCGGCGATGGAGAAGAACGCGCCGAGGTGTATGGCTGTGCCGCCGACCGCAACCAGGCGAAAATCGTATTTGATGTCGCCGTGGATATGGTGCGGCTCTGTCCGGCACTCGCCAAGCGGGTGAAGATACTGGAAAGCCAGAAGACGCTCAAGTATCTCCCGACCAACAGCACCTACCAAGTTCTGTCCGCCGATGTTGCGAATAAGCACGGCTTCAATACCCACGGCGTTATTTTCGATGAGCTCCACACCCAGCCCAATAGAAAGCTGTTCGACGTCATGACCAAAGGCAGCGGCGACGCACGAATGCAGCCGCTGTATTTTTTGATTACCACGGCCGGCAACGATACGCAGTCCATCTGCTACGAAACCCACCAGAAGGCAAAGGATATCATCGACGGCAGGAAAAACGACGCCACCTTCTATCCCGTTATCTACGGCGCGGACGAATCCGAGGACTGGACTGACCCAAAGGTATGGAAGAAAGCGAACCCCTCCCTCGGCATCACGGTCGGCATCGACAAGGTCAAAACCGCCTGTGAAAGCGCCAAGCAGAACCCTGGCGAAGAAAACAGTTTCCGGCAGCTTCGGCTGAATCAATGGGTTAAACAGGCGGTGCGTTGGATGCCGATGGACAAGTGGGACGCCTGTTCCTTCCAAGTCGACCCGGAAGACCTCGAAGGGAGAATCTGTTACGGCGGACTCGACCTTTCATCCACAACAGATATCACGGCGTTCGTACTGGTATTCCCGCCCGTGGACGAGGAGGACAAATACAGCATCCTGCCGTTCTTGTGGATACCCGAAGACAACATCGATCTCCGTGTCAAGCGCGACCATGTGCCATATGACCTGTGGCAGCGGCAGGGGTATCTTCAGACTACCGAAGGCAACGTGGTGCATTACGGCTTTATCGAATCGTTTATTGAAAAACTCGGAGAGAAGTACAACATCCGCGACATTGCTTTTGACCGTTGGGGCGCGGTGCAGATGGTGCAGAACCTTGAGGGTATGGGCTTCACAGTCGTTCCCTTCGGACAGGGCTTCAAAGATATGTCCCCGCCGACGAAGGAGCTGATGAAACTGACGCTGGAGCAGAACCTCGCTCACGGAGGTCACCCGGTTCTGCGGTGGATGATGGACAACATCTTCATCCGCAACGACCCCGCCGGGAACATTAAGCCGGATAAGGAAAAGTCCACCGAGAAAATCGACGGAGCGGTCGCCACGATTATGGCGCTCGACCGAGCGATTCGCGGTGGAACGGATAACGGTGCTTCGGTCTATGACAGCCGCGGCATCTTATTTATATGAAGGTCTCCCTGCATAATGATAAGTGTATCGGCACATAATAGTCGGAAGAATATGCGATTAGATTGTTTGCCATTAAAATTACGTACTTTTTAATGGAATATGCCGCCATCCTATTGACCATTCCCTTATTTTACGCTATGCTTTAAGGGAAACGAAAGGAGGCTGAGGGAATGCGGGATTTCAATTACTCAAAAATCAAAGAGCAGAAATGGGACTCCGAAGTCCTGGGTCTTGTCGCGGCAATCTACAAAGAAGTCGGCAAGCAGGAGCAGTTTCTCAAGCAAAAGCCGGATGAATTAGAGAAGCTGGTCGAAATTGCGAAGGTGCAAAGCACGCAGGCGTCGAACGCGATCGAGGGCATTGTCACAACCAATACACGAATTCGTCAGCTGGTCGAAGAAAAGACTGCGCCGAAAAACCGTGACGAGCAGGAAATTGCGGGATACCGTGATGTTCTCAGCCTTATTCATGACAGCTTTGACGCGATTCCCGTTTCGCGGAACTATATCCTTCAGCTTCACAAAATCATGTGCAGCCATATGAGCAACCCCATGGGTGGGCGGACAAAGAATGTGCAGAATTATATCAGCGCCACGTACCCCGACGGACATACGGCAACGCTGTTTACGCCGCTTGCTCCTTTTGAAACGCCGGAGGTATTGGACAAAATTTGCGAGGAGTACAATCGTGTCATCGGGAACAATGAAGTTGAACCGCTGATCGCAATACCGATTTTTATCCATGATTTTCTGTGCATCCATCCCTTCAACGACGGAAACGGCAGAATGAGCCGACTGCTTACCACTCTGCTTCTGTACCGCAGCGGATTCTATGTCGGCAAATACATCTCACTGGAAGCCAAAATTGCGGGGAGCAAAGACCTTTACTACGATGCGCTCGGCGCTTCGCAGCAGAGTTGGCATGAGGGAACGGAAGACGCTGTTCCATTTATCAAGTATCTGCTTGGAACTGTTCTTTCCGCATACAGGGATTTTGAGGACAGGTTCACCATCGTGGAAGAAAAACTGCCGGCTGTGGATATGGTTAGAAAAGCCGTTTCAAGCAGGATTGGAAAGTTCACCAAGCAGGATATACGCGACCTATGTCCTGCACTCAGCATAAGTTCTGTTGAAGGCTCTCTGCGAAAAATGGTAGCGGCGGGAGACCTGAAGCGTGAGGGTGCGGGAAAAGCGACCTTCTATATTCGCTTAAAGTAACGGTGTTTCCATTATAATCCGCTTTGCTTTAAGGGTAACAAACTAATTTAGGTTAAGCATCTCTTCGGAGGTGCTTTTCTTATACCTTTTTTAGAGGAGGTAATGCTTATGAGCATATTTTCTGGGCTGTTTCGTTCTCGGGACAAGCCTCAAAACCGCACGGCGGGCAGTTCGTACAGCTTTTTGTTCGGCGGTACCGCGGCTGGCAAGGCTGTGACGGAACGCACCGCCATGCAGATGACGGCGGTCTACTCCTGTGTCCGCATTCTCGCGGAGGCAGTGGCGGGACTGCCATTGAATCTTTACCACTACCTGCCGGACGGCGGCAAGGAGAAGTCCTTCGATCATCCACTGTATCGCCTGCTCCATGACGAGCCAAACCCGGAGATGAGTTCCTTCGTATTCCGGGAAACACTCATGACGCATCTGCTCCTGTGGGGCAATGCCTATGCACAGATCATTCGCAACGGCAAGGGCGAGGTCGTGGCGCTGTATCCGCTCATGCCCAATAAAATGACGGTCGACCGTGACCAGAGCGGACAGCTCTATTACAGCTACAACCGCTCCTCGGATGAAGCACCCACCATGAAAGGGTCGACGGTCATTCTGAAGCCTTCCGATGTGCTGCATATTCCCGGCCTTGGCTTTGACGGCTTGGTCGGCTACAGCCCCATCGCCATGGCGAAGAACGCTATCGGCCTTGCCATTGCCACCGAGGAATACGGTGCAAAGTTCTTCGCCAACGGCGCGGCACCGGGTGGTGTGTTGGAGCACCCCGGCACTATCAAAGACCCACAGCGCGTCCGGGATGCATGGCAGTCCCAGTTCGGCGGCAGCGCCAACAGCGGCAAGGTCGCCGTGTTGGAGGAGGGCATGAAATACACGCCCATCGGCATCTCTCCGGAACAGGCGCAGTTCCTCGAAACACGCAAGTTCCAAATCAATGAAATCGCTCGAATTTTCCGGGTGCCGCCGCACATGGTGGGCGACCTCGAAAAGTCGAGCTTTTCTAATATTGAGCAGCAGTCCCTTGAATTCGTGAAATACACCCTCGACCCGTGGGTGGTGCGCTGGGAGCAATCCATCATGCGGAGACTACTCACCGAGGACGAAAAAAAGCTGTATTTTGTGAAGTTCAACCTGGAAGGTCTGCTGCGCGGCGATTATCAGAGCCGCATGACAGGTTATGCCACCGCACGGCAGAATGGCTGGATGTCCGCCAACGACATCCGGGAGCTTGAAAACCTCGATCTCATCCCCACTGAACAGGGCGGCGACCTGTACCTCATCAACGGCAATATGCTCCCGCTATGTTCAGGGCTCCCGCAAAGTTGCAAGACTTTGCGGGAAGAGGAGGAGCAGCGAAATGAATGAGCTTTTCGCACTTGTGCGGAAACGAATGATGTGGAGCTTGCGACGACGAGCGGGTGCTTTTGCAAATACACAATCTACCGATAACGGAGAGGAGGAAACCGAAAATGAACAATCCGAAGAAGTTCTGGCACTGGAAAAACGAAGCGGGCGCAGAACCGGAAGCGGAGCGGGTGCTTGAGCTGTATGGCACCATCGCGGAAGAAAGCTGGTTTGACGACGACGTCACGCCGCAGTTGTTCCGGGATGAGCTGTTCGCCGGGAGTGGACCCGTCACCATCTGGGTCAACTCGCCCGGCGGCGACTGCGTGGCGGCAAGCCAGATCTACGCCATGCTCATGGATTACAAGGGCGATGTCACAGTAAAAATCGACGGTGTGGCCGCATCTGCCGCAAGCGTTATCGCTATGGCCGGTACGACCGTTCTCATGGCGCCCACCGCGCTTATGATGATCCACAACCCCGCGACCCTTGCCATCGGCGACAGCGCAGAAATGCAAAAGGCCATCGATATGCTCTCCGAAGTCAAGGAAAGCATCATCAACGCCTACGAGATCAAAACCAGTATGCGCCGCTCCAAGCTGTCCCAGCTCATGGATGCCGAGACTTGGATGAACGCAAACAAGGCAATCGAATATGGCTTTGCCGACGGAATGCTGGAGGACGAAAAGAAGTCCCCGGAGGCCGTCGTTTCTTTTGCCTTTTCCCGCAAGGCTGTCACCAATTCGCTACTGAACAAGCTGGCGAAGAAGTCCGCCCCTGTACCGAAGCCGGAAGTAAAACCCGAAGGGCGCTGTGTTGACGAACTCAAAGAGCGCCTGAACGCCATCAAAAACTTTATTTAACAGGAGGATTCGATTATGAACATCGTAGAAATGCGCGATAAGCGCGCGAAGCTGTGGGCAACCATGGAGGGTTTCCTCGATACGCACCGCAGTGAAAAGGGTGTGCTGTCTGTTGACGACGACACCACTTACAACAACATGGAGAAGGAACTGAACGACCTCACCAATGAAATCAAACGCATGGAGCGCCGTGACGCCATCGAAGCGGAGCTTGCGAAGCCCGTGGGTGTTCCCATTACCGAAAAGCCTATGAAGTCCAGCACGGATGAAAAGCGCGGCCGCGCCTCCAACGCTTATAAGGAGGATTTCGGTCTGCACCTTCGCGGCAAGCATTTGCTCCATAATGTTCTTTCCGAGGGCGTTGACGCCAACGGCGGCTATCTCGTCCCGGAGGAATTTGAGCGCCAGATTGTAGACGCTCTGAAGGAAGAGAACGTGATGAGAAAGCTCTGCAAAATCATCACGACCGCCAACGAGCGCAAGATCCCCGTTGCCGGCACTCACTCCGTTGCGGCATGGACTGCCGAAAACGCGGCGTATACCGAGAGCAATCCCACCTTCGACCAGAAGACCATCGACGCCTACAAGCTGACCGACCTTATCAAGGTCAGCATCGAACTTTTGGACGACAGTGCGTTCCCTCTGGAGCCGTATATCGCGCAGGAGTTTGCCAACGCCTTCGGCGTCGCCGAGGAAACGGCGTTCTGCGTCGGCAGCGGTTCCGGGCAGCCTACCGGCCTTTTTACCGCGAACGGCGGTACGGTCGGCGTCACGGCGGCCGGTGCAACGGCGGTCACCGCTGACGAGGTTATCTCCCTCATCTATGCGTTGATAGCCCCTTACCGCAAGAACGCCAAGTTCCTCATGAACGATTCTACGGTTGCGGCGCTTCGCAAGCTGAAGGACGGCAACGGCGCGTATCTGTGGCAGCCTTCCGTCCAGGCTGGTCAGCCTGACAAGCTGCTCGGTTACGACATCTATACCAGCCCCTATGTTCCCGTCATG